GGCTGGTTGTTGGCAAGCAGGCCGTTCACGACGCCGACAGAGGACTTTGCCGCGCCGGACACGGAGAATGACGTTGTTCCGAAGGTCATCTGATCTTCGATATCTTTCCGCACCCCGAGCATTTCCCTGTCAAAGCCCTGCCCAAGTCCTTCTGCCATGTAGCCGCCGATTCCGGCGAAGACTTTAGACGGGGACGCAATACCGAGGATGCTCTTGACGCCGCTCACAAGGCCGTTGACCATATCGCTTACCGTCCGCTTTAGGCTCTCCCACATATGCAGAAATCCGTTTTTGATACCGTCAACGATATTTGTTCCGATGCTGCCCCAGTCATAATTGAGGAACGTGTCGACGATCGACTTGATCAGTGTTGGCACGGCCTGAACGAGATCCGGGATCGCGCTGATAAGCCCCTCTATCAGAGCCAGGATGATTTGCGGCCCCGACAAAATAATCTGTGGAAGGTTCGCAATGATCCCGTTCACAATGCCGATGATAAGCTTCGGCGCAGCTGCGACAAGCTGCGGAATGGATTTAATCAGGCCATCGATCAGAGATTTAACAAGTTTTTCGCCGGATTCGATGATTTTCGGGAAGTTTTCAGTAAGCGCGGTGATGAGATTTGTGATAATCTTGGGAGCCACCTCAAGCAGCCTCGGGACGGCATCAATGATCCCGTCCGCCAGAGCGAGGATGATCTCAAGCGCCGCATCTACCAACTTCCCGAGATTTCCAGGGTCGGTCAGCGTTTCGGCGATTTTTATGATTGCTTCCGTTGCCGCCGGGATCAGCTCCGGGAGCGCGTCTGCGATGCCCTGCACCAGCGAGGCGATCACATCGATTCCGGTTTGTACGATCTCCGGCAGCAGCTCCAGCAGCGCCGGAACGAGAATTCCAATGGCGGTCGGCGCGATATCGCCCAGAACGGTAAGGATTTCCGGGAGCGCGGACATAAGCCCGGTGACCAGATTTGACGCGCCCTCGATAAGCGAGGGGAGGGTGGATCCGAGTATGCCCGGCAGCTGCGTGCTTACGGTGCCCATCAGCGCAGAAACCGCCTCCACGATACGCGGCAGTAATTCCTGAATACGCGGAATTAGGTTATTGCCCGCAACAACAATGGAATCCGTGAAGTTTCCCACGAGGGTTCCCAAGTCCTGATCCGGGTCTGCAAGGCCGGTCACAAGGTTCTTCAATGCGGCTTTTACCATGCCGAAAGATCCTTGAATCGTGGACGCGGCTTCTTTTGCGGTCGTGCCGGTGATGCCCATTTCGGTCTGCACGACATGGATCGCGTCCACGATATCCGCATAGCTGGAAATGTCGTACTTGATGCCGGAGATTTTCTCCGCGTCTTCAAGCAGCCGCTGCATTTCGGCCTGCGTACCGCCGTAGCCGAGCTTCAGGTTATCGAGCATGGTGTAATTTGCTTTTGCGAACCCCTGATATGCGTTCTGGATTGATGTCATGTCCGTGCCCATTTTGTTCGCGTTGTCGGACATATCAGTCAGCGCCAGGTTTGCTTTTTCTGCCGCTGCACTGGTATCCCCATCGAGAGACTGCAGCAGGGATGCAGAAAAGCTTGTCACCGTCTCCATGTACTCATTCGCAGACAGCCCAGCGGTTTTGTACGCGTTGTTTGCGTACTCCATAACTTTATCTTGGCTATCCTTAAAAAGCGTCTCTACGCCGCCGACAAGCTGCTCGTAGTCCGCATATGCTTGGATTGCCTTTGTTCCAATCGTGCCGATTGCCGTCGCCGCTGCCGTCACGCCGACTACCGCAGCCTTGCCGACAGTGGCAAGGCCGTTTTTAATCTTCTCGCCGAGGCCGGATGTTTTCTTCCCGGTTTCGTCGATGCCCTTGTCCGCTTCAGACGTGTCCGCGCCGATTTTTACAAAAAGTTCAAATAGATTCATGCTTCACCACCAATCCGCACCGCTTAACAACCTCGGCGGTGATCTCTTCGCAGGTTCGGTTGTCCTGCGGCTTCGGGTCTATCAGATCGGAATATTTTGCCTGCACAAAGCTGCCGCCCGCGAATTTTGCTGTGTTTTCCGTCATTGTGCGCAAACACTCCGCCGTATAAATACGGAAGGCTGATTCTTCCTGCTGCCGCTTTACCAAAATCGGCAAAAGGCGAATCAGCCCTCCCGCGCTTATCTTTGGAGCTGCCAGAAGCGCAAGCGTTACGCTTTCGCCTCCGACGCGCACGATTTGAAAAAATTCTGCATATCCTTGTCCTTGACGATCTCCTGAATCTGCCACATGGTTTTTAGGACGCTCTGCTTTTTGATCGCCTCAACAGTCGTTTCGTTGATCGCAGCCAGAATACCAAGCGTATCTTCCCGGTGCTTTTTCAGAATCAGAGGAATCCACTGACCGATCTTCTGCGCACCGATCGCGTACCGTTCTCCCGCCGTCTGCGGCTTCTCCGCGTCGATCTGTGCTTTCAGACTCTCCCGCAGCTCATCGTCGGTCAGGATGTTGAGCGCGCACACGCTGACCTCGCAAAGAACGTCAGCCGCCCTATCAGTGCTAAGTTCCGAAAATTTCATACTTTCTTCTCCTTACGTTTCAGCCGTACCGGCTTTGATATAAACCTCATATGGCACAACGTCCTGCTTTGACATCGAATAGTGCGCCGTGTACTCAAACGCCATCTGCCCCTTGCCCTTGTCGGCGGTTTTCAGCTGGAATCCGCCGGTCGATAGCGCGTTCATAAGACGAATAGCAATGAAACCACCGTTTGTCGCACCGTTCTTGTCGGAATAATCACCCACAAGCCAGATGTCCGCAAAGTCAGTCGGTGAAAGATCGCGCCGAGGAACAACCTTCGTCGTATCTGTGCCGTCGATGTCAGCCGCCGCCATAAGAGATTTCGCGGAGGCAGTCGTAGCCGTTACATATGTACCGGAAAGTTTCACTTCGACATCGTCCATCCGCTTCATTTCCATTGTGTTCTTTGGGCAATTATCCACATCCGAGCCGTAGTCAGAATACGTCGGTGTCGCGGAAAATGTAACGCCTCCGGTAGTTGCGCCGATCTGGTTCTCCGGTTCAAACGTTCCGGTTGCAGGCGTAAATTCGCTCAAAATAACGCCAGCATTGATTTGCAGCTGCTTAAACGTATCCGCCGGAATTTTTGTAAATTTCGCCATGAAATCAGTCCTTTCAGTTCGCGGTAATGTATTCGATTGTGACGTTCAAATACCGCCGCTTGATATTTGCATCAGAATCGTCCCGGACGTTCTGGCACCACGGAGATCCGCGCTTGATCCAGATTGCGCCGTCGTCACACGGCACAAACACGCCGCCCAAGCCGATAGCGTCCGAGATTTCCTGCGCTTTCGCGTTTGGTTCTGCTTCCTGCGTTGTGTAGTACCAGAGATTCACCGTCAGGCCGATTTCCCCGCTGTCCCACGCGCCAGTAATCAGCTCATAGGTCAGCCACGGAAAAACGGCATCGTCCGGGACACTTGATGTGGGGTATGCCGTGAGAAATTGCGAGAACCACGCATGCAATGCTTTGTCTTTCGTCATGTTGGCAGCGCTTTCTTTTCTGCAGTGAAATATTTCAGATCGAAGCTTGCGGACTTCGGTGTTTGCTTGTCCTTTGGCTCGGACGTGACGCGGTACGTCTCGCCGGTCGTCTTGTCGCGGAAGAAGTCGTTATAATCGATTGGTACGGCTTTTTGCACAAGCACCGAGTAAACGCTTGTCACGCCCTCCTTCTCCGCTCTGCGAGCCTCCATGGACGTATCGAGCATCTGGTAATTTGCGAATTCCGCCCCGTCCGTCCATATCGTGACGTAACCGCCCGCTCCGTCCGGCGTCCGGCTTTTTTCGAGCAGCACGCACGGGCGGGCAAAATCATCAAGTAAACTCATATCAGATCTTCCTCCACTGGTTCATGCGCGATTTGAACGTCGTCTGCCATGTCACAGCCCCATTCGCGGAGGCACTTCCGCTCGATCCCTTCGAGTAGCTATAGCCTCCGAAGCTTTCCGAGGTAAACGGGCTTGCTGCCGCGTCCCCGTTTTTCTCCTGCCATGCTCTGATCTCAGCTTCGAGGGCGAGGACAGCGGACGGGACGGCCATCGGCCAGACAGAGCCATCAAAGGTCTCGTCGGCCATCCCGTAATCCGGGTATTGGTGCACACCGTCATTAAAAACGGAACCTACAATCCGGAAGAATTGCCCTTCTTGCAGGAACGGCAGCGCAATGCTGCCGTTTTCTACTGTGTACATTCCGCTGATCCGATCCGTTTCAAACCAGTTCCGCAGAACCCCGCACAATTCGGTTAGCATTGCGCTGCCGCCTCCTTACTTTGCCGTTACCGTTGCGTTGCCAGCCTTCTGCGCTTTGTAAGTCGCGTCAGCCTCAACGACTGTGATCTTCTTGCCCGTCGCTGCCGTGACATCGGACTTGCCGTCCCACGTCGGCCACGTTCTGACGTTCTGGCCGTAGGTGACAGTCTCAGCCGAATCGCCTACCTTGTACTTGTAGACGTTGCCGCTTGCTTCCTTCGCGGGCGTTACCGTGATCTTCGTGTCACCTGTCGCCGTGCCCGCCGCAGAGGTAACCGTCAGCGTGCCGAGCGTCGGGGTCTCGTCAATGTCAGCAACGGCAATGCCGTCCTGATACTCCGCGAACAGGGTCATGCCCATGATCGCAAAGGACTCGGAGACCGCAGTGGAGTAGTTGCCCTGCACATGGAAACCGACAAGGTTGGTTTCTCCGTCGGTTCTGTAGTCGAGACCGGCACGGGCGAAATCGCTGTCAGCTGGGTCAATGTAGTACAGGACAATGTTCTCGACCGGAGTCGCAATAACACGACCGCGTTTGATCTCATCGTCAGACAGCAGGAACACGGTGCTATAGCCCATGAAGTTCTTGATGTACTGGAAGCCGAATTCAGTCTGGATGGTGATATCGGCGCCGCCGAGGTAATCGTACAGATCCATCACGTTCACGAAGCCAACAACGTTGGTCGCGGTGCGGTGCATCTGCTTGAACTTGTTGATAACAGCGCCCTTCGCCATTGCAAGCGCGCGCTGCCAGTTGGTTTCGCTGACGGTCAGCAGGCCGGTATTCAGATAATCGTAGAACCGATTGGTGACATTGGTCTGCAGCTCATACAGGAACGCCTCGTCGGTCAGGGCGACGGCAACGTCATAGCCGTATTCCTTGATCGCCTCGATGGAAACAGCCTTTGCGTACTTCTCGACGTTGATGTTGGCGTAGTCCTTTTCAATGACAGTCGCTTTGGAGTAGGGAATCTCTTCACCCTCGCCGACGCTCTGCGCGAGCGTCACGCTTGCGGTCTTGGATTTCAGGACGGTGCCCGGCTGCTTTTTGATGGGGCGCATAATGCCGAGAATGTCGCGCAGGTGCTGCCAGTTCCGCGCAAAGCGGGTTACAAAATCGATTTCACGAGCGGTTACCTGAACGTCGCTCGTCATCGTCAGATTGGTCTTTGCTCCCATGTTTATTCTTCCTTTCCGAACAAATTAAGGTTGGCGGCGATTGCTGCCTGCCGTTCAGACGCGTCCCTGATTTTGAAGATGTCGTCCCGGCTCATAGCGCCGCCGTTGTTTGCGGGCGGATCTTTGGTGTCCGCGCCCTTCTGCTTGGTGGTAACAACGAAGTCCGCCCACTCTTCCTTGATGGATTTGCGCAGCTCGTCGGCGTTCTTGATCTTGCCGTCTTCCAGTTCAACGCTGGTCAGATCGGTGACCTTCAAAACCGAATCAATTCGTTTTTCGCTGATACCCGCAGACTTCAAAAGTTCCCGATACGCGGATTCTTTCGCGCTCTTGGTTTCCTTCTGCATCTGCTCTCTTTTGTAGTCGTCAAATTCCTTTTTGACCTTGTCGTGCTTATCCTTCCAGCCATCGTCGCCTTTGGCTTTCAGGTTTTCAAGCTCCGCCTGCACTCCGGGGAGCTTTTCGGCGTCTGCCTTATACCGTGCAAGGTCGCTTTTTAGCCCGTCTACGGTATCGGTGTGCGCCTCAATGATCGTATCCATCTGCTCTTCTGTCAGCCCCATGCCCTTCAGGAGCTTGCGCGTCAGTGCCATGTTCTATCTTCCTTTCCCTTGTCGGCGGTGCTTTGCCGCGACAGAACAAAAAATGTGGCAACAGTCATTTCTTTGCTGTTACCACACTTATACCGTATATTTATGGCTCTGGGACGCAATCTTTATCCGTTTTTCATCTCATCTTCGACGATTTTCCGGTACTGCGCCGCATAGTTCGCCGCCGCTGGCTTCAAATACGGCTGTGCTTTGTTTCCGGCCGTCCAGTGCCAGTTGCCCTTTGCGTCCTGATACGCCCACGGCGTAGGTCTCCCGCCCGGATAATACTTTCCGGTTCCGAGTTCGACGTATGCGGCATATTCCGTGTCACTTCCGATGTATGCAGCCGGTTCCCCTTCATCTACGCGGTGCGTGATACTGTTCCTCAGATTGCCGGTGTCCACCGGGCACAGCCGCTTCGCGTACTTTTCAGCCGTCATGCCGATCTTTTCGAGGGCGCGAATCAGCGCATCGTGCATAGCGGACTTCACTTCTTCGGAATTGTCGATAAATTCAACGCTCACGCTTTTTCCACCCCGCCCATTCTGCATAGCTCATGTTCTCAATCAGCTCATTCCGCCCGGTCTCCGGATTTCTGGCGCGGCGCTTGCCTCCGGAGGTGTCGATTCCTTCGATCTCGGATACCAGCGTGCAGCGGCAGTTATAGATTTCGGATGGTGGACCGTTTGGGTCGCCGGGGTAGCGGCAGCCGTTGGAGAACTTTTTGTCGTTGTCCACGATCTCGCCGTCGAGCATGGCGTGGGAGTGGCGGGTTCTTCCGTCGAGCGTCGCCATCCATTGTTTTCTGCACTTGATTCCCATTTTCTCAGCGGCATAATAGGAATCCAGCCGTCCGGCGTTCTGCGCGCCCGTGACGGCTGTGCGCGCCGTCCGGATTGCGCTATCGCGGTTCATGGTGGTGATACGCCTTTGCAGATCATCTGCCATGCCCTTGAGGCTTCTGCCCTGTAAGATGGAGCTGGTGACGCTGGCGGTGATCTGCTTTTTTCCGTAGGCGAGATCAATTCCGCGATTAAGCGCCCGCTTTTTCGGATAGTACGGCATAAGCTCCGGCTGCTCGGAGATTAGGCGCTTCACGGTCTGCTCGTCCCAGATATCGAAGCCAACGTCACCGGTGACCTGCTCAATGGTGTACGCCGCGAAATTCCGGTTCAAACTGTAAATGCCCGGCGTTGCATCGTTGACATACGCAACAGCAGCAACGTTTGCATTTGTCATGCGCTCGGCGACCTTATCCCGTAGCGCCTCAAAGCGCTTTCCACGCCCGATCTGCGCAAGCCGCCATTGCTTGTATTGTTCCTCTGTGATATCGTCAGCGTCCAGCCGCGCCTTTTCCACCGCGTCACGCGCTGCAAATTTACCGAAGTAATCCCTGATCGTATCCGTCAGATCGTTATACGCTTCCCTATATATCGCAGCAATCCGCTTTTCAAGCTTTGCGAGCTCTGCGTCGGTCATTTTCTGCCCGGCGGTGTTGCTTGTGCTCATACACTTCTATCCGCCCCGCCGAGCACGGCGCAGACGAGCGTAACGATGATAGTTGCATCGTCCATGGCTATGTACCTTCTTCCGTGATCTTCTTCCACCCGTCCGGGTTAACGGATGGGTTCCAAACGTTGGCGGCGAGCAGGGATTCGTAGAGCTCGTCCTGCCACCAGCCTTTTTCGCCTTTGGAGAATGCAAGGCCGGCGGTGATGGTCTCGGGGATGATGCGGAAGCCCTGCTTGTAGGCGATGTCCTCCCAGAGGGCCGGGGCGGCGTCCGGGGTGTTCTGGTCGGTGTCCCAGAGGTCGGAGGCGGCGCGCTTGATGGTGCCGCCCCAGTTGATGCGCATGCCGGCTTTGACGAGGCTGCCGGAGCCGGTCAGGCGGGTGAAAAGCTCTGGTGCGAGACTCGCGTCGGCGTCGGTGAGACTGGCTGCGCTTTTGACGATATAGGGGCGCAGCGCCCGCGCCCGCTCGGTGTAGGTGCTCATGTTATTCCGCCTCCCCGAGCAGGATCTTCGCGGCGGTCTCTGCATCCGTCAGCGGCAATGCTGCACCCATTTCCTCATAGCTGCCTTCTGGCTCAGTGCCTTTCAGCGTATGACCAGCGAGATGGAACACCATGTCAGAAAGCACCTGATGCTCAGTCCCTTCTTTATCCGTAATAGTCACAGCCATCTTCGCACAAAATCCTTCTGCCTGATCTTCCTTGCACGGGACATAACAACCGTTGCCGTGCAGTCGGATGGGCACAATACTGTCCGCATAACCTGCAAATGCGCCGTCTTGTTTTACTGCATACATGGTGTCCCTCCAAATTTCTCTTGATAGATTGTCTCCAATCGCTCTGTGCTTGCTGTTCTCAACCGATTCTTCCAGTATCCGTTTTCCTGCCCCGGCCACTTGTCATCCGTAAAATCTTCACCGCAGCCATTTTTTCTGTACCATCGGTACAGATCGTTCAGCATTTTCTGCCGCTCGGCACCTTCCTGCGTGTTCGGCCTGAAATGCTCCCACCCGTTTTCGGACGTCGCAGCGCATATCCGCCTGCCGTCTGCTGCAAACAAGAACCCTTCAATTTCCGATACCACAGTTCCGTACCGGAGATTAAATGCTCCATCGATGCCATTCCCACGGAACCGCTTATACACGATATAGTCCATGCGCTTCTCCCTCATACGCAAAAGCCGGGCGCGAAGCCGAAGGACGCGCGCGCGGTGCGGTCTTCGACTGTCCCGTTGGTGTTCACATCCTCGAAACCGTCGGAGTTGCTCGCAAGCGGAGAACGGAGCCACCAACGAGCGGCGGCGCTCGTTCCGTTGTGCTTGTACTTTACCTTGCTGTTTCCAGCGGAATAATAGGCGTACTGCGCTTGCTTACTCGCCTCGTTCGAGTTTGCTCTCGAAATGCTCCCGAAAACCTCAAACTCCGAGAGGAGGAAAAAGTAATCCTTTGTCGCCGTGACCGCACTCGCGGATGTGCTATTATTTCCCGTATTGTCCGTGTACTTGGTAACGGACTTTAGGACTGCACGGAGCGCCGCCGGAATGACTGCGATAATCGTTTCGGAATAGCTCGAGAGGCTTGTCCCGCAAATATTTGTACGCATTTGCGAGCTCGCCCATCCGCCGGAGTTCGTTGCACTACTGTTCATAGAGAAATAGCCGGTTGTCGAAACGGGCGAGGTATAGTAACTATCGCAGAAACACACGTCCGTACCGCCGGAGAGCGCGGTCTTTGCAAGTTGGAAATGGATACGGTTTTCCCCTTCTAGGCTCGCGTTATGGTTAAATCCAATAATGAACGCATATGTTGTGTAATTAGATAGTGTAAGATGTCCAACCGTGCCGTTTAGCGTTACAGCCTTTCGGTCACCGACGCTCCAATAGTTCGCGCCCTGTCCCGCGTCGGATATATCTTTTATTGTTTCCCAAGTATTTTTATTCAGTGTCGGATATACAAAATTAAGCGACACCGCGTAACTGTCCGTGATAGTTACGGCTTTTGTGTCGGACGTTTTCCCGTCCAGTGTCGCAGATACGCTCCATGTTCCGGCTTCCGGAACGATAAGCGTGCACGTTCCATTGACCGATGTACCGCTCACAGACAGACTTCCTTTTGTAGCAGTAACGGTTGCACCAGATGTCACAGTTACAATGATTTGCAGTTCTGTACCAGTCTGAATGGCCTGAATGGCTGTCACAAATCCGTCCGGGTAGACCAGTGGGTCAGATGTGCCGCCCTTCTCCCGGATAGCTGATGCAACCTTTGTCAGGTCGGTTGTGTTTGTCAAATATTCCGCCATCAGAAGCTCCCTCCATTCGCGTTTGCGATCTCTACAGCCGCCCACGCACCGTTGGCCACCCGCAGAAATTTTCCATTATCAGCGGCGGTGACAGACGGCACTTCGCGAACCTTGACAGCTCCTGTTTTCCCGTTCACGCTCGTCACGGGCGCTTCCGTTAGATAATCCGTGCCAGCCGCGGCCACCTCCCACGCCGTCGGCTTCCCTCTGGCGTCCACCGCCTTGACCTTGATCAGGTCCCCGACGGCCGCACCGGAGGCGAGGATCACATCTTGCTTTCCGTTCCACGCGTCTTTGTTGCTGCGCACGTCGGCGATAGCCTCGTCGATCTGCGCGCCGGTAAACTGGCTGTTGTAAGCCATACGATCACTCCTTCATACACAGAAAATCCTCGCCGTCCGCGGTCTTCAGCGCCTGCGACTCTCCCAGCGGGATAAATCCGTAGTTGTCGTTCCAGCTGCCGTCCGCGCCCTGCGCGAACAGCGAAATGCGGTATTCCCCATCACCGGAAAGCAGAAAATCGTCGTAAACCTCAAAGGTGCGCTGCGTGCCCGCCGGGGTCCGGGAGAAGGACGCGATCAAAGCGCCCTTCCCGCGGCCCCAATCCTCGCCGGACTTCGTCGCGCGGCACTCAAAAGCCGTATAGGCGATGTCCGACGAGAATGTGACGGTGATGGAGTCGTACCCGGCCACTGCCGAGATCTTGTTGCCGGTGATGGAGAATGTCAGTTCCGGCGCGGCCATTACGCAGCGCTCCACGTCCCGGCGGCGTTCTTGACGAAGACCTTCACGATCTTCACGCCGTCGCCGGAAGACGCTGCTTCGAGATCCGCGCCCTTGACGGTGACGTTGATAGCGGTGTTCTTCTTGTAGCCGCCTGCCGTGCCGCTGACGTTCGTGGAGCCGCCCGTCGCCGGGATCTGCGTGCCCGCCGTGTGCAGGCTGCTCGTCGCCGGGACGACGCGGACGGTGTATTCCTCGAAGTCCACGTCGCAGACGAAGGAGAATGCCGCTGCGTCGTAGCCCGTAACCTTGGAAATGCGGCTCTTGTCGGGGCCGGTGATGGTCACGGCGGGGATCGAGGTGTTGAGCGTGATGGAGTCGCTGGCCGCAGTCGATTCGTTGCCGACGTCGTCGCGCACCTTTACATAGATCGTCTTCAGGCCGTCGCCGTCCGGGAGCGTAATGGATTTTGTTGCGGCGAACGTCTCCCACGACGCATCTGCTTCCTTTGCCGCCGCCTTTGTGCCCCAGATCTTCATCTGGTAGCCGGTCGTCGCGGCGTCGGTGACTGAGATCTTCGCGGTGACGGTCGCGCTGGTCGCGTACTGCGCGCCGTCGTTCAGGATCAGCGATAGGCCGGCAGGTGCCAGCGTATCAAGTGTCAGATTGAAAAAACTTGCCATCTGGATTTATCCCCTTTCTTCGCTTGTGAGTTCGATGTACAAAAAGCCGCCAGGCCTTTCGTAGATGGTTTCTGTGCCCAAGCGGGCGGATTTGATGCCCATGGAGCCGATGAACAGCTCCAGAATGCGTTTGAGTCCAACTGCCAGCATGTTATCCCTCCAACAGATACAGTGTCCGCGCGTCCTTTTTGTCCAGCGCGTCATAGTCCGATTTTTTCAGCACGCGGATCTCATCGATCTGCGCCGATGCAATGCCTCCGCCGCCGGAGACGCCGCCAGCACGCACGGAAACGTTAAAGGAAACGTCAACCGGATCGCGGTTCTTGAGTTCAAATTCAATGCCGCCCATCACAACACCGCCTTTGAAAGCGCGGCAGATACGTCGATCTGCTTTTTCTCGGAGCCGAGCACGTCACCGCTTTTGAATTTCACGCGAATCTGCATCGGGCAGACCTTCGGCAGGCGGAATGTTTCTTCCTGCGCCAGCGGGAAATAGAATTTCCCGTCCGCGTATGTGATCTGGCCTGGGTAATACTTCTGCAAATACAGAAGCGTCATTTCGATCTTCTCAATATCGTCGATCTCGACAGCCTGCCCGTTGTTCTTGACCGTGACGGCCAGACTGTACGCATCGCCCTGTACCATGCTGCTCATACGTCTATTCCTCCATATCTTTCGTGGAATATCGCTCTAATTCTTCCGCGCTTTTCCTCTTCAAAATGTTTGCGATTTCCTCCTGCGTAAGCCACGGCAGCTTGCTCAGAATCGTTTCGTCGTCAAGGTAGCTCGCGGCAAGCAGCACCATCTGCGTCTGTTCTAACTGATTTGTTATTTTGGATCGCATAAAGGATGGCTCGTCATCAATACCAACGATCTTAAACAACGCCTGCAGGAACTCGATCACGCAGTATTCAAATTGATCCACCTTGTTATCCATCGGCTGATACGCCGCCATGATCTCCGTCGCCGTCTTCTGCCCCGCCTGCACTTTTGCCACATCAAGCATTTGCGCGTCACGGTAAAGATCGTCGCTGATTCTGGAAAGAAGCGCTTCCCGAGCTTCAACTGGGATTGTGAGCGTATGAGCCTCTGCCTTCGCGCCGTCGTCGTCCACGAGCCCAACGCCGATCCGCCGCATGGACTCTTTGAACCGTGCCATATCGATCTCGTCCATGCCACCGGCGTTTGAGATCGTCCAATAAATGATCGACGCCTCATCAACTGTATTCGCAAAGCCTGACTTAATGAGATCGTAGCAGTCTATCGCCTCGCGTTGGCCGACAAGCTCTGACTGCCTTGCGCGGTTGCCGTAGAGCGGAATAATCGGGAAGCCGGGATAGTTTTGATATGCAAGGATCTCCGTACCGTCCGCTTCGGAACTTGCCTCGACAGATACATATCCGCGCTTTGCCTCTAGGATCTCCATGTTTTTTCCGCTTCTGCGGATGAACTGTGTAAAGCCGTCCGGCTCGTAGAGTGTTGCGCGAAGCGGCTTCGTATCGGATACCTGCCAGAATCTAATCCCGGAGCGCAACGCACCGTTTTCCTCATCGAGAATCGGAACGAACTCTGTTACGTCGAAAACCTCAAGATGATCAAGGTTCCAGAAGCCATACGATACGCCTCCAACAAGGGCCGCATGCGCTGCGTCCTGCAGCCGAACGTCGAACGATGCGCCGAGTTTTTCTTTGTTCGCGGCTTCTTTCAGCGTCACGCCGTTCCCGAGCAGATACTGCGTTTCCTGCGTGATGAAATTTGCAAAGAAATTGCTCCGAAGCTTATAGTTCGGACTGTAGTTGTCCGGAATGACTTTCCCGTTGAGTGTATAAAGCAGCTTTTGAAAATTAGCAATCGTCACATTCCTGTGCGCGTCATACTCCTTCGCAATAACCGCCTGTTTGTATAAATCCGAGTCTTTGTGATTATTTATCGCGGACAGAACAAATTCCATCCGTTCCCGGTCAGACTTTTCCGCAACCTCTAAAAAATCCTGATATGTTTTCATCTTTTGCCTCACCGCGCCAGCTCCGGCACAAATCTGTGTTCTTTGAAGTGCTTTTTCAAGACCGTCATCACCATGTACCTGATTTCGTCCATAGCGTGGTCGTTTTCCTTCACGACGCGGTCAGATTCTGCTTTTTCGTCCCACCTGTAAAGCCCAAATTCGCGGATGGCGTCCTCGCAGCTCTCATGGATTTTGAGCTTCCCAGACGCAATCATCTCAGCCGTTGTCTGTATGCCGGGCAATACATCATTCACAGCCCCACGAACTTTGAACTCATGGTGCTTCTTTACGGTGGCAATAAAAGCGTCCGCCGACGGGTCTACAATTAGGCATTTTATATCCCTCCCGCCTGCGAGGCGCTTGACCTCTGAATAATACTCTTCCGGCGTTTTTTCTTTCCGTTCTTCTCGCCCGCAGTAATAATACTCTCCGATTCGCACCGCTTCCGTTTTCGTCACGCACCACAAGCCAGCCGAAAACGGATTGTGCGTGCCGTAGTCAATGGAAATGTAATAATCGCCGGTGTCCGGTATGTCCTGCACGATGCAGGAATCGCCAAACATCGGATACACAAGCCCTTCCGCAATGCAGCGCTCACCAAGGATATCCCGTCGATACCAGATGCTTTTTATATCATACTGGCTTTCGATTTCCGCAAGCCTTTGGGCTGTAATCGTTGCATTGTCTCGGATAGTAAAGTGCCGGTAATTATACCGCGCTCCAAATTGTTCCGGGAATCGGTCTATGTAATTCTGGTAAATCCAGTGTCCAGGCGACGAAGGGTTTAAATCCCAAAAAACACGTCGAAGTTTTGCGGCAAGCTGTCGGTTGAACGCCTCCTTGATCGTATCCTCATGGTGAAGGTTGATCTCGGTTGCAATCCACATTCCGTATGAGTTGCCGCGTATTTTTTTAAAGCTGTCCGCTTTCGCTCCGCCCGCAAAAATAACTACATAATCCCGCCCACAGGATTTAATTACAAGAGCCTCGTTCCCCTTATACTTCGTCCATCTGCACCGACCGCGAAATAGATATTCAAGCCCGAATCCGTTCGCGTCTCCAATGTTCAGCTTAGCGTTCGCCGCTGTGGAGCCGGTCGCCAAATGGATTCTATCAGGCGTGCCTTTGTTTATCATCGTTGCAAAGGCGGCTATATTGTCGATGGTTTTTCCCGCTCGAACAGCACCTTCCGCAACAGAAATAGTGCAGCGCGTTGCATTTCTGATATATTCCTTATGCTTATCCCCGAACGCTGGGTGGATTGTCGAACTTTTCATTCGATACCCGCTTCTTTCAGATAAGCGTCCGTATCCTCCACGTCAATCGATTCTTCTGGCTCATCGCGCTGCTCTAAGTATTGCTTCCCGAGCCAAATAGCCATGCTCGCGTTCTTTTCCGCAAGCCGCCACTGGTTCCGTCGCAGTGAAATTTTCCCTGCTCCGCGCTTTTGTTTAAATACCTCGGAAAAACTGGCATGATAGGTGCGTTTACACCAACTATCCAGTGTTTTATCAGTCACGTCAAACCAACCGCAGATCTCCTCAAGCGTGCATTGCAGGCCGCAGAGGTTCTCGAACTGTTTCTGATCTATTTCCTTTCTTGGCCTTGCCATACGCGCTCTCCTTTCTTTGCTGGCGTTTGATAAACTTTTCCATGTCCCGTTTTAGGTACGGGCTATTTGTTTTGGCAATGATCGCCTGCGCTTCTTCAATCGTCATTCAACAACACCGCTTTCTTCCCCGTAAACTTCTCCCAACGGTCAACAATGACATCAGCATACTTCGGATCGTACTCCATGCAGAAAGCGTGTCTGCCATTCTGCTCTGCTGCCATGATCGTTGTGCCAGAACCAGCAAACAGGTCAAGCACATTCTCTCCCGGCTTGCTGGAACACTGCATCTGGTAGTCGAACAGTTTAATCGGCTTCATGGTCGGATGCTCCGCAGATTTGACAGGCTTATCAAAATTCAACACGGTTGTCTGTCTGCGGTTCTTGAAGAAATAATGCTTCTTACCTTCCGTCCATCCGTAAAGGCAAGGCTCATGCGCATCCTCTTCAATTTCACTCTCACCGTACAGGCAAGGCTCATGTTTCCACTGGAAATCCTGTCTCCCCATCACAAGAGAGTTCTTAACCCAGATCAGGCACTGACGGACACGCAGCATCGCATCTCTGCACGCACCTCGGAAGTTATACCCCTCGCTGTCTGCGTGCCAAATGTAAAATGGAGCACCGGGTTTCATAATCATCGCCGCATTGGAGAAGGCATCCGTCAGGAACCGTCTAAATGCCGTATCCTCCATATTGTCGTTCTTAATCTTCCCGGCGACGCCCTGATAATCCACATTGTACGGAGGGTCGGTGAGCAGCAAATCCATTTGCGCCCCCCCCACGAGCTTCTGTACGTCTGTCAAAGACGTGCTGTCTCCGCACATAAGGCGATGGTCTCCAAGCTGGTACACATCGCCAAGTTTACTCTTCGGCTCTGCCGGTAAAACAGGGTCGTAGTTGTCCTCTACAACTGACGTGTCGAGTTCATCACGCAGCCCCCAATCAAAGTCAAACGCTGACAGGTCGAGACCAGGCAGTTCATCAGCCAGCAGGTCAAAGTCCCAATTGCTCTCGTTGCTCTTGTTGTCCACGAGCCGCAGGGCGTTCACCTGCTCCGGCGTCAGATCGTCCACACAGACGCACGGCACTTCTTCCATGCCCAGCTTCTTCGCCGCCATAGCGCGGCAGTGGCCGATTACAATCACACCGTCACGGTCAATCACAATTGGCTGTACAAAGCCGTACTGCTTGATGCTCTCCGCAACGTTGTTGATTTGCGTCTTGTCATGCTTTTTCGCATTTTTCCCGTATGCAGTAATGCTGGAAAGCTTTCTGTTTTTTACCTCCATGTTGTCCTCCCCATCAAGCCCGATCACCGGCCAGCCACCTCATTCTTTCGTTCTCGTGTCTCCGTGTGTGAATAAATATATTTATTCACACCGGAGAACACGAGAACAGGAGGAGGTTTCCGCAGAACGCTGCGGTGCCGATGAAGAAGGGCGTAGAGTTGATCTCTACGCCCTTATAGTAAATGTTAAATTTGGCTCTGGGACGCAGACTTTTTCATAAAAGCCCTCTTTTTTGCCCCACAAGGCGAATAAATTGCCTGTGCCACTCCTGCGCGGTGCGTTCGGACACATAAACCGCCATCGCAGCGCCCTGTAAGGTGTGCGTCCGCTTCCAAAGAACCAAGTCTATGAGCCGGATGCGCTCCGCGCCGTCAACGAGCCGTTCCGTCTCTGCGATTGCATCCTCAACGGCAGCGCGCTCGGCCCTCGTCATCAGCCCGCCGCCCTTATAGCTGCGAATCATCCATTTTGCATAGGCCCACCAGCCGTATCGCGGCGTGCTCATTTGAAAACGCCCTCGTCTTCATCGTCGTACTTTGCGCCCTTAATCTGTTCCATCGTCTACGCCCTCCATCATGGCCTTGATTTCCGCGGCATTTGCCTTGATAATGTCCAGAACAATCTCGCTTTGGATAAAGTACATCCGTTCCAATTCCTTCTCCGAGAACCGTTCGGCCTTGTGCTTCAAGCACCGGTACGGATAAACGTAGTTCTTTCTGTATTCCAGATTTTTGCAAGTCAAGCAGCAATCCTGCATCAGCTCTCCTCCTTTCGCGCTTCCACGAGCAAACCGCAGTCCGCTCATTCGGCAGCTCCATCCATCTTCGCCCCGCAGTTGGGGCAGTATTTGTAATTCAGCAAGCTCACGTCATCGTCCGTCTCAAAGCACCACTCTTCGCTGCAAAGGGAGCACTGAATTGTTGTGAGGCTATTCCAGTCATCATCTGCTCGCAGCCACTGTCCATGCACCACCTCCGCAACGTCGGCGGCGGGCTGACGCAGCAGGAGCGTTTTTACCCGCTGCGGTGTCCAGTTCGGATTTTCCGCGTTGCAGGATTCAAAGTCTTTCAGTGCCTCGGTTCTGCTGATAAATTCTTCAGTCGCAACGTTTTCCATCGTCAAACTCCCTCCAAGTGTGATACAGTGCCCATGCCAGCGGGTCACGGACGAACGGCATCTTTTTTGCTTCCGCGTATTTCTTATCAAGGATGCTCATGGCCTTCTTCCACGCGCGATCTCCAACGTGCAGTTCGGCGGGGAAGTATATCCTTTCCAGGCTGTCGATGTCCCCGACGTGCAAGCGAGCAGTCCCGCGCTCGTCAAAGAGCGCGTAGACGTCCTTGTCTTTGATGTAACCAATCATTTCAAAGTTCCCCCTCTGGCCCGCCGAACATCTCACGGTTCCGGCTCGTGCCGATAGCCATGAGGATCTTTCTTGCGCGTTTTCTGGTCATGACTTGCCCTCCTCTACACGCGGCTTAAGCCATTCTTTGATTTGCATCGCGCAGGAGCAGCAAAGCTCAATATCAGGTGATTCCTCATGGAACGCGCTTCGTACGTTTACATACGTCGCAGAGCTTGTGGGGTTTATCTCCGCCCCGCAGCGGTCACATACTCGTTTCGTTGCCATCCTTCTTGCCCTCCTCATCCTTGAGAATCACCATCGCGGAGTTGTCTTTCCTTTCATTACACACCTCGGCAGCACCAGCACTATTTTCCGTGATGTACTTCTCGAAGTTTTCCATTCTTTTGGCGCACCAGTCTGGATTCTGCGCCATAATCATTGTGGTGTATCTGGCAGCGTCTATTAGGCTCATCCTTTATTCTTCCCTCCGTTCTCCGTAGCTGCAATACCCGTCAGGCTCCGGGTCTGAAAGCCCTCTCCGATCTGCGCAGTACGGGTCATTTTCTTCATTCCGACTGAAATTCTCGCAATCTTGGCAACGCACTACCGATACAGCTTCGACAGCAGCTCGCCTTTTGCCGCCGCAATGGCGACCGGGTTGTGTTTATGTTGGCCCATCGTCCCGCACCTCCACGCCAGCCTCGTCCAGCAGGTCAGAAAGATCGGTGTCCACGCTGCTACCAATAAACTCGCCATTTTCGTCGTAGTGGTTGTACTCCGTGGTCGGCCGGGATTCTATCCCTGCAAACTCTTTTAAAAGTCTCAGATATTCGTCGTTATCGAAGAGCTGAGCTTGATAGAGTTGTCTCAACTGCGCTTTGGTTATGTGCTTAGCCATCCTTCTTGCCCTCCATTTCCCGCAAAGCCTTCTCGGCTTCTTCGTGGGTGAGGAAAACGGTCTTACCAAAATTTCTAATATCGGTTGAGAGCGCTGCCCTATCACTACTTTCGTAAGTATTGTAGAAAAATGGCGCTGCAATTTCTTTTACAACTCGTTTTTCAACTCCAAACCTAGTCACGGCATACAGTGTATCTCCTTTTTTGGCAGGTAGAACAATAACTCTTCCGTCCTTGTCGGCCTCGGCAAGCTCGCGGATGTGATGGAGCAATGTAAGCTGCTCAGTCAGCGTTTTTGATTCTTTCAGCGCGTAATCGAACAGTTCTCCTAGCGCAGTTACCTCTTTTGGCGTCAGCCCCGTATCCTCGTAGGCTGCGAGTCGCTCACATACCGCTATTTCAAACGGGCAATCCTCGATTTTGCACCCGCTGCCGTAGCACGGTTCTTTAAAGCAGCGCGGGTAATAGGCATGACGGGTTTGTTCGCCATTCCATTCAGTCAATCGTTCCATTTCAAAACCCCTTTCCCAACATATCTGCAATACGCAATTTCCAACTTTGCGCCCTTGCTTTCCTTCGCATCCGGCAGCGCGAACAGGATATCCGCCGCGTCGATCATCCCGAAGCACAGCCGCATATAGTCCTTCGGTGTCAGACCCTCCGGCAGTTCCGCCGGATTCAAGATCACCGCGAGAGGATACAGCTCCTGTATGTGCTTCGCCGTCATGCGGACTTTCATCTTGTAATTCGGGTCTCCGGTGATTTTACCGGCTATGTAAACCTTCACGGCAATTCCTCCACATACCGCCAGCTCTGCGGCGGGCGTTCAAGCGTCCTCCCACACTCAACAAGATTGATGCTCCCGTCAGGGTTGCAGTCATATTTTTGATACGAGCAAGCAACCCTGCGCGATGGACACGATTTATCATCATTTTTATACCTGCACACCGGGGAAAACTCGCTCAGCTCCTTCGGCGTGTTGTAGATTTTCAGACCGGAGATATGCCAGCCGTAGCCTACTTTTTCGCCGATGTAGTCGCACAACTCTTCTGAGGTCAAGCAAGTTTCTTTGAGCCGATTGTCGAGTTGATTCCCGCTATCGTCCCAGAAGCCGCAAATGTTCACGCGGGTAATTGCGTCACAGATAAATTCCCCGATAACCTTTTGCCGCTTATCCCATAAGCCAGTGGTCGGCGCTTTTTCCGTCTTTATGAAAACCGGCTTGCCGTGATACGTCTCTCCATAATTCTCATCGCCGTCTTTCATAATGGTGAGTAGCTTTTCCTCCGGTTTTGTGCAGTAGATATAGCACTTAACCGGCGTATCCATCTTCGGGCGCGTCTTGCGCACCTCGATCGTTTTCTCACCGCTTATGATCTTCTCGCACCACTTCGGGCGGATGCTGATCAAAACAGCTTTACTCATGCCTTGTCTCCTTCCTCCCGCTCAAACCGGATTTTCATTTGTGCGGGGCAAAGGTCTACCTCCGGGCGGCGCTTGCCCGTCCAGCGAAGTCCCCCTGCCTGTCCGATGCACTTCCATCCAGCCGCCTTGAGGCTTGTCCCCGACTCTGTATCTAGGATATATGTAATCAGTTTGTGATAGCCCATCGCACGGGCGGCTCTCCACGCAGCTGCATATAGCATGCTGCACGCATTCCGCGTGCCGTCCGTGCAGCAGCGATTTACCTCAAGCGTCCACCCATCATCCAGATACCGCGAAACCGGTCTGCCGACGATTGCAACGCCTACAATTTTCTCGCCATCGGTGCAGCCGATGGAAAACTTGTGCCCCACCACTGGCTTGTGGTGCCGGTGGTGCTCCGCGACAAACGCGTTTGCCTCTGCCAGCGATACCGGGCAAATATCAAGCATCTGCCTTGCCTCCTTTCTCCGGTGCTCCCGGCAGCGGCATCCAGTCGGTAATCAAACCCTGCGGAACCTCCCAGTTGCGACACTCCCAACCGAGCCCCGGAATATACCGAGCCGCATCCACGATGCTTCCGCCTGCGTCCTTAAAAGCGATAAGGTATCGCTTAATATAATCTGCTGGCAGCTTCTCCTCCACGCTGATCCACTGCGGCACCTTCTCCCGCAGCGCCGCGTTCTCGGCGGTCAGGCGCTCGATGAGGTCGAGCGCGTATTTGCACAACGTCTCAACGCAAGCGATCTTGCCGTATAGCTGGCAGTCTCTGCACGGGTGGCCTTCGCCGCAGATATGCAGCGCCTGCGCGATTTCCTTGCCTGTCATGGTTTTTCCTCCCTCCCCGGCGTCAGCTTCGCCAGCCGCCCATGGCTGTACACCATCAACTTGTCGCCCTGGATCTCCATTCGGTCCGCCTCGATGTTCGTCAGATCGTGGCAGCAGTCGCAGACGAATCTCATGTCTTATCCTCCTTGTTTTCCGCAAGCATTCGCTCGACCGCCTCCAACTGGAACGCATCAAGTTCGTCCCCGTGGCGCTGTACACCATGTTGCATCCGAGCGGCCCCCTTCGATACAGACCCCATCACCCTGTCCACGGCCGCACGTTCCAGTGGATTCAGTTCGTCGTGGTGCCCCTGCACACCGTAGCCGGGCTTTGCAGCGCGGCCAAGCGCCGCAGGGCGTGTGCTGGCCTCTTTCAGCCAGTCAAACACGATCCCCTTGTAATTTGCGGCCATAGAGCGGGTTATCACGTCGATCATTGCAGCCTCGCCATATTCCTCTGCGGCTTTCGTGATCTGCGTGACAAGGCTTTGCAGGCCGACAGGCTTATACTCCTCCCGTCGTTCCCCTTTGTATGCCGCCCATTTCTCAACGGATTCGCGCAGTGTGGGGGGTAGGGGGGAAAGAATACTGTCCATGTCCTTGTCCTTTTCCTTTTCCTTTGTCCTTTTCCTTTGTCCATAGCTTTTTTTGCTTTCATCGGAAAGCATTTGCTTTTTTTGCTTTTCGTTGCTTTCCGGTGAAGCATTTGCTTTTTCTGATTCAGGCCGACCGCCCTGCTTCCCTGCTTCGCTTCTGGACGCGGAGATGGCTTTTTGAGCCGCTACGGATTCGTCAATGTCCCGTCGAATCGCAGGCCAAATGAAACGCTCACTCCCGCTGAACTCTGGCTCTGCTCCCGACTCGCGATAATCCATCGCGGCCAGCACCAAGCGCCCCACCTCAGCGGCACTGTACGCCTCGAAATAGCTCCTGTAACTCAGCCACAGCTTGACGTATTCCTTTTTATCTCCCATCCGTCAGCCCTCAGAACGGAAGCTCGTTTTCATCGCCGATCTCCATCTGCGGCATATCCGGCGCAGAGAACGGAACCGGCGTTGTGCTCGGCAGCGGCTTGAACTCCGAAGAGGTCGGCGCAGCGGCAGAAGCATTCTGCCCGTCCCGCTTGTTGTCGCCGAAATAAACGCTTTCTGCGACGATCTCCGCCGTCTTGCGCTTGTTCCCGTCTTTGTCTTCCCAGTTGCGGATCTGCAAACGGCCAGACACGACGGCCATGCGGCCCTTGGAGAAATACTTGCTGACAAAATCAGCTGTATTCCGCCATGCGACAACATCAATAAAATCCGTTTCCTTCTCCGCGCCCTGCGCCGCGAAATCGCGGTCGCAGGCAAGCGTGAAGGATGCAACGGAGTTTCCACTTTGCGTCTGCCGAAGCTCCGGGTCACGGGTCAGGCGGCCCATCAGGACGATTTTATTCAGCATTTGCGTTGCCCTCCATGACCTCACCTGTAGTCTGGTCAACAGGCATATTGTCTACCATTTCCGCATCTGCGACAACAGTAGGAACGCTGAACATATCGTCGCTGATCTCCGTCTTGATCGTGCTGTCCTGCGCAATCTGCCGAACAAATTCAGACTTCATCGGCGCGTATTTCAGAACTTTTTTCAGAACGGTCTTCTTTGCCATCTCTTCAAAGTTGGTCTGCCACGGGCCGGAGCCGTATGCCTTGCTGTACTTCTGCGCATGGGCGCGAACATCGTCCAGCGTCATGATCTCGAAGCCGTAGCCGCCGTCCTTTGTCTTGAACATCGCCCAAACGTTCACCGGGTCGCCGCGATCTCCGTTCAGCTTCGGGATAAATTTCAGGCTGCATTCTGTGCCATACTCGGCAATCAGCGTATCGTTCGCGTGTCCGACTTGCGCCTGGATCGTCTGGATCTCGCCGGAGCGGTATGCAAGGTCGATCATGCCCTTATAGCCAAGCTGGAACTGGCATTCAAGGCGATTCTGCTTGCCGTTCCAGTACGGGATCAAATATGCCTGTCCAAGCGGCGTGTTCGGCTCCAAGCCAAGCTGCGCGGCGGTCATCATTGCGCCGAGGAAAGATTGCGGCGTACACTGCGCCAGCTTCGGATTCGTGGAAAGTGCAGAAAGCGTGATCCGCGTGAACCGCTCCGGCGTCATAACGGAGGGAAGCGCTTTCTTGATCTCGCCCTCCATCTGCTTGATATACTGCTGCATTGTCGGATTTCCGCCGCTCTGTGCCTTCATAGCCGTCTGCGCGGTTGCCTGCTGGATTTTGTTCATGATTCTTCCTCCTGTTTCATTTCTGTAATTTTGAATGGCCGGGCCTGCACCGTTTTATAGAACGGTGCCAAATCGATATCCGGGTATGCCTCTTTAAAGGCTTTGGGCTGGAACGTCTGCCGGTTTTGCTGCTTCCAAGAGACGTTGTAGCCGTTGCAGGCGGCCCGCTCTGCCGTGCCCATATCGAGCTTGATCGTGTTTTCGATCTCGCGGCTGCGCTCCGCCAGTGCAGCCGCCTGACGTTTGATCTGCATATACTCAGCCAGCAGCTGTTCGCGTCCGAACAAATCAAGCTGTTCGCCGCTGCTGTCGGCATAAATCGTGCTGATCGCGTCCGTCGTCGCCTCCGAACCGTCTGGTGCAGGCGGGGTGTCTTCCTCGACGCACCGCCAAAAAAGCTTCTCCGCCTCCATCAGCGCGGAGATTTCCGCCTCATCGCGCTCGAGCGTGTATGTAAAGAATCCGCGCCCGAATACGAGAACCGCCAAATACCAACGGTCAAGGCCGGTGACAGCCAGATAGTGCACGCACTGGCAATAATATTTCTCCGGGAAATCCACACCGTTGAACTGCCGAATGTCAAGCGTCGAGGTTGTCTTGCATTCCAGCCCTGCATTTTCGCTGGAAATTCGCCTGTCAATATCTGCGTGCGCCCACGGATACGCGGGGTTCCGAATGATGTAGTTGCAGCGCCGCACCTTTTTCCCGGACGCTTCCTCAAAACGCTTCGCAACATACTCTTCGAGATCTCTGCCGATCCGCATAGCCTCTGTGTCTTCCTTTTCCGGGAGACGCCCAGTCTTATCCATCCATACCGTGTACGGGCTTGCAAAGCGGCTCATTCCGATAACAGCCGCCGCGTCACTCCCGCCGATGGACTTTCTGCGTTCCTCCAGCCATTCTTCGCGGCTCATCTTCACAGTGGAGATTGTATCGAGCATTTACTCCACCTCCACAAATTTTCCGTTTTTCAGCTGGTACCAGGTATCTGCTCTGATATTTTCGCCATCTACGATTGCAGCTTTTACCGCGACAATCGGATACGTCTTCCCGTTCCATTCGCCGCGTTCGACGCAGCAGATCGCGCAGCCGAGTGCGCCCATTGCTTTGCATTCGAGGCCGGCCGCGAGCGCCACACCGGCTTTCCCTGTGGCGGAGGCTGCGCCCAGATCGCCTGTGGCGGAGGCTGCGCCCAGATAGCCTGTGGCGGAGGCTGCGCCCAGAT